AATTGGTGAACCATCCGCTCTTGCTATTCTTTGAATGACCCAAGGTGTTGATGCCCCGCCAACAGAAACAAGCCAGTAAACACCGTTCTGAAAAGTGCTAGTTTGATTTTTCACCAAAACCGTGTCTCCAACAACAAGGTCAGTAACTCCGTCAATGCCGGAATTATTAATTGAACCATTTGATGTCGCTGTCAATCTTGCGCCGGAGCCAGGGACGTCGACCTGGGGTCCGTTTGCGTAGGTCGCCGACAAATTCGCTGTGGTCGCTACCCGAACATTAAATGCGTATCCAGGGAACAAGCGGTCAAAAAATTTTGGTCTTTGCGTGGTGCCCGCAGTCGCGCGTGCTTGATTGCTAAAGTCTTCAGGCAAGACGATGCCCCATTCAAGCGCTGAAGCAATGCCTCGCCCACCAATTGTTAATGGTTGACTTACTCCTGCTCTATCTACTTGAACGTCTTCAATGAAAAATGTAAAAACTGAAACACCATCTCTGCGAATCTGAAGGGCGTATGGCCCCTCAAGTAGGGAGTCGCCTCTTTCTACTTGAAATGCCGCAAAGAATGGGTCAGAAAAATCATGTTCCAGAGTGGCCGAACCAACATCATTAAGTTGGTCGGATAATTGAATACTTTTCCAGCGCGGGACATAAGCAATTGTTTGGCTTGGATTATTTGCCAGTACAACCCAAACATCCCAGGTTGTTCTAGCCATTAGAAGAATGCTTTTCTATACGAAATAGATACCGTGCCAGTTCCTGATGTCGCAGAAAGAGTTACATCATTGTTTAGCGGAAACAATTCAAACCAAGATTGTCGTGAGCCAGCACGATAGAGATTGGCAATATCGTTTACCGCATTTTTTTCAAGAGTCAACGCATCAGTGTCTATGATTACTGCTTGCCCGGTTGGGATTGTGCCCACATACCCAATTGAAGACAGGCTGCCAATATATGTTTCATTTGTAATTTTAGGATTTGTCAAGTTTGAAGATGAAACAAAAGTAATCGTCATATACGTAACAGGCGCCGTACCTACGGCGCTTGCAGACATCGGCACGGCAATATTTGAACCAGAAAACGCGACAGACGAGGACACCGATGTCGGAGAAAACCAACGTGGGTCCGGGAATTGAACCTCAACAGTAAATTCTGTGTAATTTAAATCTCTATGGTCGGAGACGTTTATTGCCCCAACAATTTCACCATACGCTATTCGTGATGCGTATTGGCTCGAATCATCTGGGTCAACGCGCACATGCGTTACAGTAAGTAGTTCTGGCATTTCATTAAGCAGATTAAAGACTGTGTCATAGTTTTCATTAAACTGTGAACGTCTTCCGCTCTGAGTTAAAGCAACAGAGCCTGTAACTGGTTCATTGTCTGTTATCCAAATTGTCCAAGTCTCACTTCTTGCGTCAAGCCGCTTTTCTCTCCATTGAGTTCCGTGCACAATCGCCGAACCGACATTCTCGCCTTTTTTGGCCGGAATGCCTTTTTCTATCGATGACAACATGTAGCCATGGGTTGCCAACTCAACACCATTAACCGAATACCATTCGAGAACGTTTGGAAGAACTGTGGACATCTATATCACCCAAACATTCCACTATTTGCCAAAACCTTCATTCGGCGAGTAATTGAATCTTGCGCTGCTTCTGGGACTGGGTTATTCACGGTCACCATAATATTGTTTGCTGCGGCTGCTTGCTGTGTCGATGCTCCGGCGGGTTTTGTTCTGGTATATCGCTCAAGAGCCGAAGTCGTGACAATAGTTCCCGATACTTTAGGCACAAACATTTCTGGACCACGTTCGCCAACAAGGTATGGTGTCATTTCTTGGACTGGTCCACCAACGGCTTTTCTTGACGAAATCGGCGTCCTTGTTGTTGGATTTACATCGGCCGCCTTGGATGGGCTGACGTAGCCGCTATTTTTTGACGTTATTGCGGTTACGTCATCAACCTTCCAAGAAACACTTCCACTTCCACTCTTGGAAACTACAGCGTTTACGCTGACCGCAAGATTCAATGGCGATTTATCAAATGCTTCTTGTGCTCCCGTTTTAATTGCTTCCCAAATGGATGGTCCCAAACTTAATAAATTTTTCTGCAATTCGCTATCCGGATTAAGAAGTCCAGCACTCATATCTGTGAAGTCAGCACCAATTGATTTTGTAAGAGAATTTACATTTGTGCCAGTTTTTTCAAGTGTTTTAAAGATTCCGTTTTCGCCAAAAAATTGTGTTGTAAATGCTTGTCCGGTTACGCCGACGTTATTACCAAGCGTAGAAACATATCCGCCAACAGTCGATGTATATCCGCCCAGTTTGCCCACATCTTCTCCGAGTGTTGACAAATCCTTAGAGCCGACAACAATTTTCCCACTTGCTATTCCTGTTGCTTTTGCCAAAGTTTCATAAACGCCGGCGAGTTCTTTATGGTTGTAATATAATTCCGCTGCCGCTTCGGTAACATCAACGTACGATTCAAGTATGTTAACTGTTGCTGTGGCAAGATTTAAAGATTTATTTTCTACCTCAACGGTCGCATCAATAAAATTATTTTGCGAATTAATAACTTCATCATTTATTTCCGTTGCTGCTGCGCGGGCTTCAAAGAGAGCAATTTCCGCATCAACAAGGTCGGTATAGGTTGCTCGTCCCATCGCATAGTCACGTGAAGTCTTTTCAAACTCAATTTGTAGTTGGTCGATTTCTGCTTGCTCATATCCGGTCACCTGCGCGCCCCCACCGAGCCCGCGCCGAGTTTCTGAATATTGAACTTCTCTGGCGGCTTTCTTTCTTCGGTCATCAAGACCTCGCTGCATATTAATCAATTTCGCAAGTTCTGTTTGGGCTTTACGGAAATTTAATTGCGAATTTATGTAATTGCCAAGGGAACCAATGATGTCCTTCATGCGACCTATTGTCGCTTTGACAAAATCTTGAGCCGGTGTTTCTACTTTTTCTTTCTTTTTCAAAAAGTCTGCGAAGAACTTAGATGCGCCTTTTCTTCCTCCAGATTTATATGCAGAGGCGACGGCCTTATCTAGTGATTTACTGAGTAGGCTCTTAAATCCGGCAGATTCGGCTTCTTTTTTGAAACCAACCGCAACACCTTGAGCCGCGGGTTTACCAATTTCTCTGGCCATCTTTTTTGAAGGGCTCTTTGTTTCAAAATAATCTTTTGCGGTCACAACAACACCTTGTAAGGCTCGTAAAATTGCTTGTGACATTGTCGGCGCGCCTAGGGCGAGTCCTTTTGCGATTCCGTCTGTGACCTGTGTTCCGGTCTGTACGGCGGCCGAATCAACCGCTGCTGCCGAAGCCAAAAGAGAGTCTCTAAAATTATCTCCAGTAAAGCCCATGTTTTCAAGCAATTGGGCTGCCGCCACACCTGCTTTTTCTCCGCCTGCTTGCGTAGCAATTTTTACAATATTTTGCATGCCGGTAGCAAACACTTGCCCGGCTTTTGCGTCGTCACCTGCAGCAGCGTAGGCGTTTGCAAGTTTGACGACATCTTCTGCAGTAGATTGAATTTCTTCTCGAGCCTTTCGGCCTCCTTCTGTACTGATTGACAAATCACCACTACTTTTTTGAATTGCGTCTCCAACATCTTGATATGAATCCATTAGGTCTCTATTTAGTTCCTCTTGGGTTAAAGTCACTCCTTGAAGCGCGCGGAACGCTTCTTCATATTGTTTCATAGCACTTGTACTTGCTTCATAGTCGCTGATTTGCGCTTTCAACGTTTCAACATACATATCCAAACTGGAAATATTGTCCAGCGTTGCTTGGTCCACCTCTTTACCTTTGACCGTATATTCGCCCATGGCTGTTATGAAAATCCTGAGTGCCTTAGTCCCCTTATCTGCAGAATTGGGCAATGCAGCCATTTGTTCTTTTACGTTTTTGTAAATTGCCTCTACTTCCGCCATGTTTTCTTTGCCTGTGGTTTTTGAAATAATTTTTAAAAAATTGTCCATATTCTTAGTATCGGCAAACATTGCTGACAAATCACCTTTTGATTCGCTTGCCATATCAAGACCATCAGTCAAACCAGTCAATGCCGAACCAAGAACAGTTCGCAAAGTGTCGGCATTGGCATTACCCGCCTTATCAATTTCCTCCATGGCAAGAATAAGCGGGGCCACATTGCCTCCCGTTTCTTGAATTATGTCAGTAAAGGATTTACCAAAAGCCGTCATTCCTTTTCTTGCTCTATCGTCGTACATCCCTGCGCTTGGTATAAAAGAATCGGCTATCATTGTGTTAAATGCGTCCATATCTATGACGCCCTTCATTCCCTTATAAACAAAGTCGTTCGCAGAAGCAGCCGCCACCAGGGCCGTATAAGTAAGCGCATCAACCACAGCATCTCCGGTTTTGCCGGGCACCATAACTGAAGCCCAGTCTTTGGGGGACATGCTGAATTCTTCTTCAAATAATTTTTTGATTGCTTCTTTTGCTTCTCCTGTCATTCCGCCATAAACGCTGGTCATCAACGCAACAAGATATGCTTTTCCTGCTTCTGTGCCGATACCTCCTAAATCTTGAATCGTTTCTCGAAGGGTTTCAAAATACCCAGGAGCCTGTTCTTCAAACTGCTGTTTTAGTCTTTCGGTTTTTGCTTTAAGCGCTGCTTCGTCAACGTTCACGTCGACGTTGAATAAAAGATTACTTTTCCCAAATTTAACTTGTTCATCCAATATTTCGTTTACGTCTGCCAGCGCTTTGGCTGCCCCTTCTACTGCTCTTTTTGCTTCTTCGCTTTTCTTTTTTAAAAAACTAAATAGTTTAGAGACACCATAAAGCGCGGCACTTAAAGCGACAAGGAATATGGTTGATTTCGCAATTGCTCCAAATGACTTCGCCAAACCGTGATTTACCGGTATCCAACCTTTTGTGGCTAAAGCAGCCGCTCTTGTCGATTTTGCCGAAGCACTGGTCGCCGCGGTATAGCGATACACACTGCGTGTCGTAGCATCGTACATAAAACCAGTACCGCGCAAAGCAATACTCATATTTGAAAGCAGTCGAATAACCGCAGATGTTGTCTTCATCACAGCAGCGAGAGCCGCCACCATGAGCGTTACTCCAGCAACAATTTTAAAAAACATACCCGCACCGGGGATTTTCATTATTGCCGAAGCAAATTGAGATATTTTAGTAGTTATCGTTAGCAGTCCGGTGACAATAGGCTTAATCGAGTCCCCAAGTTCAATTAAAGCAACTCTTTGTGCAGCGGTTGCTTTTTGAAATGCAGCATCAGTGGTGTCTACGTAAGCACTAAAAGCGTCATCAAGGTCGCCGGCGCTATTTTGAAGTCTTTCAAAAATCACTTGGTTTTCTGCTGCCGCAGGACCAACCAACTGCAGAACTGCAGTTAGGGCACGAACGTTGCCGAATACTTTTGCAAATGCTTCGGCATTTTGCACTCCTCCAAGTTTTGTAGATAGGTTTTGCAATGCGACAAACAAACCTTGCTCTTGCACTTCTTTTCTGATTTGACTAGCGCTTGTACCAATCGCTGCGAGGGCTTCGCTTGCTTGTTTTGACGGCTTAAGCAATTGGCTCAACGTTTGGCGAACATAAATACCGGCAGTTCCGGCAGTCATGCCGCTTCGAGAAAGAGATGCAATCGCTGCAGCGACATCCTCAAATGAGGCACCAAATGCTGCGGCAACTGGAAGAACCTTAGAGAACGCTGGAGCCATCGTTTCTGCTTCGGCTTTACCTTCTCGAACCGCAGCGACAATTACGTCGGTGGCTCGTCCTGCCGAAAGACTCGCGACACCGTATGCGTTAATCGCCGACGAAACAGCATCTGCCACTGTTTTTGTTTCACCGAGTCCGGCTGCGGCTGCGCGTGCTGATACATTCAATACATCCATTGCGACCGCCGAGTCGCGCAAACCAGCAGAAGTAATAAAGTAAAGCGCTTCGGCTAGTTCTTCTGGGCCTCGAGTTGTGTCAGTAGCCATCTCCAAGACGCTTTTTTTCATTGTTTCGATTGCGTCTGTGCTGATTCCTACGAGACCTTTGATTCGGGAAAATGACAATTCAAAATTTCTACTTGCCTGTATCGCCGCTTGACCAATGTTCATAAATGCACCAGCGACGGTGTACTTCATCAATGTTGCGCTTTGACGCATTGCGTCGCCAAGGGTTCTTGAAGATATGGTCCCGGCTGCAAAACCCTTACTCATTGCTTTCGATGCGCCAGTGACTGTCCTCATTCCGGACGCGGCAGCACCAACACCAACAGTTTTAATATTTATGTGTACGACTAGTGGGGGTACCCCACCTGGTGTTGCGGCTGGCATAGCCGTATTTTCTCACACGTTTGCAAATTACGCAAACGGCAGATTTTATCTATTTATTAACTGTTAGCCCCATCTGGGCGGCAAACGCTGCAAGTTGGTCAGCACCTGCTCTTTTTTTCATGAAGCCCTTTGCCTCAAATACAATTGCTACCTGCGCAGGGCTTAATTCCCAGAATTCTTCGAACGGGCGGCCCGTTTCGGCCCAGATTCCGAACCATTGTTTCCAGGGGAGGAATCTACTTTCAGGGTTTTGCTCAACTCCACGTTTAGCAGGCGTTTTTGTTCGTCGGCGAGTCCTATGCTGCTTTTTAGCATCTGACTCGCCATAATGGGGTCCACGCCGTTAGCCACCGCCCAGGCAGTACCAATGATATTTGAATACATCATTAGTTCTCCGTCAAGCATGACTTCTCCGGTTTCTTCGGGAGTTTTTCTTAATGCAAACGCAAGCGTTTGACGAATGGTCGTATATGGCGTTTTTTCAAGTTGCTCTTGCCATGCTTCGAGTCCACCAAAATGTATTTCAATATCAGAAATTATATTATTTGTAAATTTGATATGAAAAACATTTTTTTCGACTTCTTCGTTTTCGTCATAACTTATTTCTAAAACATCCCCAACTTTTTTTAACTTTGCAAATTCGCAAGGGATGCCTTTGTTCTTTAATACCATCGGTGTATAGTCCATACAGACAGTGTACACATACGCCCCGATACGCGCAAACGCCAGCCCTAGAGCAATATTTGCTCCAAGGCTGGCGTTTACACCAGCAGAATTATTTAGTTATTAGGCGGAAAGACCGGTTGAAGCCTCACGGAAGGTGACAGTTCCAAAACCAAGACCTGTTGCGATTGGCAAGATTGCTTCTGCATCAAACGATGGTGTTGAGAAGTTGTCTGTTGAACCAGACATGATAGTTCCACCCGTGATTTGGCACTTGTTTAGCACAAACACCATTTCGGCAAGGTCTGATTCAAGGTCATTGACCAAAAATTCAATCTTAAAGTTCGGAAGCGAGTCGCCGTCAAATTCATAAGATGCAGACTCTGCTGAACCAGAACCCGATGTCCCAACCGAACCACCAAAAATAGTGGCAAGAACATTAAGGCTCAATTCACTGTATGTTGCTGAGAAGTTAAGACGGTCGACCTTACCTTTCTTGGCGAGGACCTTTCCGTCACCCTTCAACTCAACGCTGATGAAGTTCGGTTCTACTGAAACTTCTTGGATACCCGGGACATCAACGGCCGAGCCGTATGTAATGCCACCAGTTACATCTGCCGTGACTGGATAAACTTTGCAGTCATGTACGTCAAATGAAATTGTCGATGTATTTGCAGCCATTGTTATGACTCCTTTGTTACTCTGCTTGTATGTTGATTATCAACACGCTTGAAGTCTCACAGGTTTACGAGTATAGATAAAGTATTCTCTAGGGATTTATTTTAGCCCAAGTTTTGTGCTCGACAACACCTGTTGGCTCGAGCCCAACTTTTGATTGAAAATCCTTCACTGCCGCTTGAGTTTTTTGACCAAAATCACCATCAATTGCGCACTTAACTCCTGCTTTGTTCAAAAGTTGTTGCAAAGTACGAACCGCGACACCTTTCGAACCCAATTGCAAAATTGGGTTAGATGCAGCATTGGCTTTACCGCGTTTTACTTGCCCTTCACCACTCGCTTTGGGCACAGCAGGAGTAACTGCCGGTTGGGGTTGTGGCTGGGGTGCTGGCGCTGATGCCGCTCCAGCAGAACACACTTCGCCGGGGTTTGCGTCCATCCA